TGACAGCAGAGGCGCTGACGGATACCTGCAAGGAGTTCGCGGACTATCTGCAAAGCGTCACCGCTGCGCTATCAGACCACAAGGTAACGGCTAATGAGCTAAAGCGTGTGCGTAAAGAGTTGGGTGAGTTGGTGGCATCGGCAGGGCATCTTGAAGCCATCCTCGCAAAGATGGAAAGCAAGCGGGGTCGTTAATGGGTACGCTTCAATCATATGCGCTGCCGTATCCGTTTCCGCCTGGGAAGGTGTGGGCGGCGATCAAAGGTGGTGTGGTGATGAACATGGTGTACATGTCCATGCAGCCAGATGATATGTCGTTCCAATCGTTCCGCCAGCGTTCCCGTTCCGATCTAGCACGTGAGGGTGAGGTATGGACTGGCGATGTCAAAGATGGCCGCTTCTATCCCCAATTCGAATCGCGTGACGTTCGCCATACGGGTGAGCTCAACACTGCTCGGAGGATTGCAGTGTGAGCGACCCTTTATTTGCGATGGTTCCCATCGAAGTGTTATCAGACAAGCGCCTTACGTTGTGGCAGATAAAGGTGTTGGTCGGCCTATTGTCATTTAGGAATAAGAACAGCGACACCGTTTGGCCTGGGCGTGATGCTCTTGCTCAGCGGTGTGGCGGCATGCATGTGTCGAATATCAGCAAGACAACAGCTGAACTTTGTGAGCTTGGTTGGCTAGTAAAGCAGGGCAATGGTGGTAATTCCAGATCAGCGATTTACAAGATCACAGTTCCTGACTTTGAAGAAATGGGAAAGCCAAGTGAAACTCCAAACATAGTGGATTCCACTACCTTTGAAACAGTAGCGGAATCCACTACTCATGTAGGCGAAACAGTAGCGGAATCCACTACTCTGACAGTAGCGGATTCCGCTAGGGGCATAGAACAGACCACTGAACATATCAAAAAAGCAACAGAGGTAATTACAGATTGCGCGCGAGAGATTCTTTCTGAGCGCGGCGTCTCCGGTGACCTTGCTGAAAAGTGGATGGGCATACGGTCAGCAAAAGAGCAGGTGACAGACCTTGGCGCTGTCGAACTCATCGAAGACGAAGCCAAGGCCGCTGGGTTGAGTTTCCTGCAAGCCATCGAGTGCTGTGTGAAGCAGGAATGGGCATGGTTCAAGGCGAAGTGGTACGCCAATCTCGGCACAGCAACCAAGCCATGCGCTGCTCAAGGACCGCCAAAACCGTCTACAGGATGGGATTGGAGAAGCTCATCGGACGGCGTGATGAATCGAGGACGTAGGCTCGGAATAGAGCGGCTAGAAGCTGAATCAGACGATGCGTATCGAAGCAGGGTGATTCAAATTGATAGGCAGATAGACCGCGAGCGCATCGCAAAAGTTGTGCAGTCTCAGCGCTCAAAATCATCGGAGGCAATGTGTTCAGCGTAAAGATTGAAGGGTTGGATAGTTTGAAATTGAAGATCGATGATTTGCATCAACGGCAGATTCCGTATGCTGCATCAAGGGCGATCAACGAGATGGCAAAGCGCATTGAGCAAAGCGTGTATGCCGAACTTCGCAAGCTGGATAGGCCTAGCCCATACACGATGCGCTCTATGGCGATCAAGCGATCTACAAAGGCAAACCTAACTGCGATCGTTGGAATAAAAGGGTCTGCGCCTGGGCTTGGCTATGACGCACCCGGTAAAGGTACGCCATGGGAACGAGCCATAGGGCACCACTTCGATGGTGGTAGTAGAAAGTGGAAGAAGTTTGAAGGAGCGCTGATGAAGGTTGGAGTGCTGCCAACAGGTATGGCTGCTGTACCGCCTTCAGATGCAAGCTGGGCTGTTCAGTTAGATCAGTATGGAAACATTCCACCATCGATGATCAGATTGCTGCTGTCTTACTTCAGCGCCGCCCAGATGACAGGCGGATACGTTGCAAACATGAGCGATAAAAGGCGCACAAGACTGCATGGCGTTGGCAGGTCTGCTAATGGGTTCAAGGTTGTTAATGGTGTCATGTACTTTGCTGTCCCACGCAAGTCTAGCAAGACACACAACTTGCACCCCGGCATCTGGGCAAAGCGTGGAACGCATGGCTCAAACCTAGCACCAGTGATGTTGTTTGTCAGACGTCCTTCATACCAGAAGCGCATAGATATTCAGCACATCGCAACCGTTGAGCAAGCAGGTTTTCAAACTGTGTTCGACAAGGAATTCGCAGACGCCATAAGGACAGCCAAATGATTCACGGGTCCTCCCCAGTAGTGCTGAATAAGGGTAATGCGAACCTCAATCGTTCTCTAGTTGTGAGTTTTTGCTAAGGGGGTTGTAAGGTGTTGAGTCAACAGGAGATTGCAGACCATCTTGATATGAGCCAGCAGGCGGTGAGCCAGCTGTTGCAAGAGATTGGTATCGACTGGAAATCTGCTGACCTTGGACAGATCCGCTTGGCATATATCCGTCGTCTACGTGAGGCAGCTGCTGGCCGAGGTGGTGAGGGAGCGGTTGGAGAGTTGGCTGCTGAACGTGCACGGCTTGCGCGCGAGCAGGCAGACAAGATAGCGATGCAGAACGCAGTGACGCGCGGTGAGTTGGCTCCAGTGGCACTGATCGAGGAGGTGCTGACGAAGGCGGCCTCGAAGGTGGCGGGTGTGTTGGATGCGATACCAGGAATGATTCGCCGCCGCGTTCCACTACTGACGGCTGACGACATCGACCTTATCGCAGGCGAGGTAGCGAAGGCGCGCAATACGGTGGCGGCTATTTCACTGTCTGATCTGGATGACGCTCAGGTTGTAGATAACCAACGCGATGACTTGATAATCGACGAGGTGGCCTGATGGATCTATCCGAGCACACCCGCTTCATCATCCCGGCACTAGAGAAGCATCTGGTACGTGGGCTGGGCGCGTTTGGGGTGCCAGAGCCGATGTCGCTGGACAAGTGGGCGCGCGAGCATTTCTATTTGTCAGCCGAGTCATCCTACGTCGAGCAGCAGTGGACACCATGGTGGTTCCAGCGTTCGATCATGTGCTGCATCAGCAACGACGATATCCGTGAGGTGATCTGGCGCAAGTCGGCGCGGGTTGGTTACACCAAGATCATTCTAGCTGCGATGGGATACTTCGCACAGCATAAGCGTCGCAATCAAGTGTTGTGGCAACCTACTGATGATGACCGCGATGAGTTTGTAAAGACCGAGCTTGACCCAATGCTGCGCGACGTTGCAGTAATGGAGTCTGTGTTCCCTGCTTACTTGAAGCGCGACAAAGACAACACGCTACAAGCGAAGAAGTTCCTCGGCAGCATGGCGCACCTAAAGGGTGGAAAGGCTGCGAAGAACTACCGCCGTATCAGCGCAGACGTTGCCTTCCTTGATGAGTATGACGCCTTCGATGCAAACATCGAGAAAGAAGGCGACCCCGGCACACTGGCAGCCAAGCGTGTCGAAGGCGCAACATTCCCAAAGCTTGTGTTCGGTACCACACCAAAGCTCAAAGGCTTCTCGAATATCGAGAAGCGAGAGAATGAGGCAGACCTACTGCTAAGCGCACATATTCCGTGCCCGGAGTGCGGTGAATACCACCCGCTGGTATGGGGTGGAAAGGAGGAGCCAACTGGATTCAAGTGGAGCAACGAAGATCCAGATAGCGTGCGTCATTTGTGTCCGCACTGTGGCGCATTAGTTACCCAGGCGCAATATCTCGGCATCGATCTGGATAGGCTTGGTCGCTATCAGGCTGATGATGGAACCACACTAGATAACGATGGTGTGTTCCGCAACGCTGCTGGAGACATCATCCGCCCACCCGAGCGTGTCGCATTCCATATCTGGAGTGCCTATAGTCCAAACGTATCATGGGTGAGTTTGGTGCGCGACTTCTTGGCTGCCGTGCGTGAATCCGGCGAGGGAAAGAAAGAAAAACTCCAAACATTCTGGAACACCACGCTCGGAGAATACTGGGCAGAAGAATTCGAAAAGACCGACGACAACGAGCTGCGCGCACGTGCGGAGCCGTATCCACTTGAGCGCGTGCCAATGGGTGGGTTGTACTTGCTTGCCTATACCGACACTCAGCCGAACCGTTTGGAAACTAGCGTGTGGGCATATGGGCGTGGGTGCGAGATGTGGGTTGTGGCGCATCGTGTTTTCTTCGGAAATCCAGATGAAGAAGAAGTGTGGGCGGATCTCGACGAGTTCTTGTTTGAGACTGATTTTCTACACGCCAGTGGGCAACGCTTACGCATCCAGGGTTCAGCCATCGACACCGGTGGCCACAATACGCACGCCGTTTATAACTGGGCATCCAAGAACAGCCGCCGCAAAGTATTCGCCACCAAGGGGCGCAGTGGGCGCGAAAAGCATATCCGAGACGGTGCCAGCAAAGTAGATATCGACTGGAAAGGCCGCTTGCGAAAGAACGGTCTGGTGCTGTGGTGGGTCGGAACTAACCACGCCAAAGACCTACTTCATGGCCGCCTGCAGATCACCAAGCCCGGGCCCGGCTATGTCCACTTCAGCAGCGAACTCAGCGATGAATACTTCAGACAATTCACCGGAGAAGCACGCACTACACGCCGCACCACGCGAGGTGAAGAATCTTCATGGACAGCAATCCGCAAGCGTGTCGAAGCATGGGACTGTGCGATCGGGTGTGTGTGGCTAGAAACCTACTTTGAGCTAGGCAAGAAAGGCGCGAAGTTTTGGGATGACCTAGAGAAGCGAGTGCAGCCGCTGGTGGATGATTTATTTGGCCAGCATGAAGATGCTCCAGCTAAAGCAGAAGCCATTGTGCAGACGCCTGTACTAAATGCAACACTAGACCAACAACGCCATGCTGAGGATAACTACTCATCTCGACACAGCGAATTAATGCAACGTATCAAAGGGAGGAATAGATGAGCTGCGACATCATCAAGCGATTCATTGAAATACTGGTCGAGTCACAGCCTGGTCTAACTGAAGCCATGGCGCTCAGTATCGAACAGCAGTTGCGAAGCGAATATGCGGGTGAACGCGTCTACATCACCAATCATGACAAGACAGTAAATGTGCAAATCGTCCAGCGCTTCGATGGAAAGAACACGGCTAAGTTAGCGCACGACCTAAGAGTATCTCGCCGTACCGTCTATCGCTCAATTCGTAAATCAAGGAATGGAAAAAAAGATGGCTGATGAGACTGATGTCATATGCGTTCCATGCAGAGACAAACTCCATCTTGGATAAACCTTGCTACACCTGCCTGTATCGCCGCTGCAAGATGGAAGTGAAAAGCAAAGGCCACATCACCGTCTGGTGGTGCGCTGAGAAGGGAATCCGCTTTGGTTATCAATGGGACTATGAAGCAGGGGCCAACATGCCAGTCCGTTGCGAAAAACAAACCGTGACATTTTTGGCAGAAATGGCACAGCCGATTGGGTAGAAAGTAACCTGCTTCCCGCCCACGCCAGACAACCTCCTTGGATGCTACCTACACTGGACAGGCGCGGAAGCTTCCAATCTGCGAGGACTAAATGGCATTCACCCAGACCCAACTCGATGCAATTGAAAGCGCTATCGCATCCGGCGAACTTAAAGTCGTATTCGATGGGCGCGAAGTGATGTATCGCTCAATCGATGACCTGCTCAAGGCGCGCAATACCATCAAGGCATCGCTTCAGGCGACGGGTGTCACTGCAGCAATTCCGCGCACCTCTTACGCCAGCATCAGCCGCACATGAGCGCCCTCGATAAAGTCATCGGCTATATCAGCCCATCAACCCAGCTGAAACGCGCAAGAGCGCGTGCAGCCCTATCCTTGGTTGAGCGCTCATACGATGGCGCAAAGACGGGCCGCCGTACCAGTGGGTGGACAACTGGAGGCAACTCGGCCAATGCTGAAATATCTCCTGCGCTGACCTTACTACGCAACCGATCGCGCGATCTGGTGCGCAATAATCCCTATGCTGCTAAAGCCATTAATTCACTAGTATCGAATGCCATTGGCACCGGCATCACGCCCACCCTATCGGATGGGCAAGACCTGTGGAAAAAGTGGACGACCGAGTGCGACGCTGATGGGCAGCTAGATTTTTACGGATTGCAGATGCTTGCTGCACGTACCATCCGAGAATCTGGCGAAGTGCTGATCCGTCTTCGCTATCGCCTGCCAAGTGATGGGTTGAGTGTTCCATTGCAGCTACAAGTGCTTGAGCCAGATTATTTGGACAACACCAAGTATGAGAATCTTCCCAATGGTGGATGGATACAGCACGGTATCGAATATGACGCCATTGGCCGCCGCGCTGCCTACTGGCTATACAAGCAACACCCCGGAGAGCTCGCGCCAACATTGAATGGCCTGCTGTCTTATCGAGTACCCGCCAGCGATGTGCTCCATATTTATGAAAAGACCCGCCCTGGGCAATCTCGTGGCGTGCCTGTTCTAGCGCCATCCATGCTCAAGATGCGCGACCTCGATGACTACGAAGAGGCGGAGCTGGTTCGCAAAGGAATTGAAGCGTGCTTCGCAGCATTCGTAACAACAGAAGGCGATGGCGTCACAATGGGTGACGCATCGACTGAATCAGGATCTAGTCGCAGACTGGAGAACCTATCCGCAGGCATGATTCAGTACCTCAAGCCTGGTGAGCAAGTCAGCTTTGGATCGCCCGGTGCAGTGCAGGGGTACAACGAATACATCCGAACCCAACTGCATGCTATCGCCGCTGGAGCACATATAACTTACGAGCAGCTCACTGGCGATCTATCTCAGGTCAGCTACTCCAGTATCCGTGCGGGCACGCTTGAATTCCGCCGCATGGTGGAACAGTGGCAATGGCTCACCTTCATCCCCATGATGTGCCAGCCGATCATGCGCGCATGGATAGATTCCGCCGTACTGGCTGGAAAGCTCAAGAAGGCTGACATCAGCGTCGATTGGACTACCACGCGCTTTGACTGGGTTGACCCCGTTAAGGACGTCACCGGCGAACTCATGGAGATCGCTGCTGGACTCAAGCCTTGGAGCGAGGCTGTTCGCGGTAGAGGATATGATCCAAAAGTAAATATCGCCGCCATCGCAAAAGAGCAGGATGAGTTCAAAAAGGCTGGCATCAGCATTCAGATCGGAAAGTCACTCACCCTTGGAGTTGATGCGATCGCTGCCGAGCAAGCTGCACAACAAAGCAATGCTGAATCCGCAAAGCGAGATGCAGATGCAGAGGCTAGTCACATCGATATACAGAATCTGATGGACATGGTAC